GAAGTTGATGGTGCTGCATACTGGATGTCAGAAAACGGTTTCTTTAAATATGCCGGTGCTCTTGAAACACTGCCATGTTTAGTAGAAGACTTTGTATACGATGATGTTAATTTAGATTCTGGTAATCAAATGATCTTTGCAGGTCTTAACAACTTGTTTGGTGAGGTTATGTGGTTTTATCCAACATCAAACTCTGCTGTTGTAAATAAAATGGTTTGTTATAATTACCAAGATTCATCACCACAAAGACCAATCTGGACAGTGGGTACATTAGCTAGAACAGCATGGGCAGATTCAGCTGTGTTTGGTAATCCACATGCTTTAGAGTATGACGCTGATGGTGTTGAACCAGCTACGTCATCGACTTATGTGCAAGGTAATACTGATGGTATATCTACATACTATCAACACGAAACAGGAACCGACCAAGTTAAAGGTGGAACAGTAACTGCAATTACAGCAAACATATTATCAGGAGACTTTGATATTACACAAAGATTACAAAGAGGTGCAACAACAGGCTCTGCAGATATTAGAGGTGACGGTGAGTTTATTATGAAGATAAGAAGATTTGTTCCTGACTTTATATCTCAAACAGGAAACACAAGAGTAACTTTAAATTTAAAAAATTATTCTAATGATACGGCTGCAAGCTCATCACTTGGACCTTTTGATGTTAGTTCATCTACAACTAAAGTAGATACAAGAGCCAGAGCTAGAGCTATCGCATTAAAAATAGAAAACACTAGCACAGCACAAGATTGGAAACTTGGTACGTTTAAATTAGATATACAACCGGACGGGAGAAGATAATGGCTTTACCTTTTGGATCAATAGGACAATTAGCATTAGGCAATTTAGTTTCTCGAGGTGCTGATAGATTATTAAACCCAGATAGATTTAGAAAAAATCAATTTAATATTTTAACAGGTGGAGGAATTACTGGCCAAGGTGATGAAGAAGAAAAAGATACAAGATCAAAAACTTTAGGTGGTATAGCTAAAACAGGAATAATGAGTTTAATAGCAAATGCTTTTCTTGGACCTATACTTGGACCACTAGCTTTAACTTTAGGTAGAAATTTTGTAGATAGAAGACAAGCACAAGGTTTAGGTTTAAATCCTTTTGGAGGCGATGGACCAACAGGTCCAGCCGGTATTGTATCTGGTAAAGTTCAAACACTAGATGGAAGAATAGTAGACTCTGATTCTGATGAAGCTAGAGCAGATTTAGATGCAAGAGATAAAGCATTTCAAGAAACAGGTGATTATGATGTTTACTCTGACACTGTTCCAACTGGACCAACACAACCTGCTTTTGACCCAGCTGGAGATTATTACACAGGAAGTGATGAAGAGGATAGAGATAATGAAAGTAATGGTGATTCTGGTAGCGGAGGAGGATCTTCATCAGCATCAACAGCAGGAGATGCTGCGGATTATTCAGGACCATCACCGTTTAGATATGGAGGACTAGCAAGTTTATATAGATAATGGCAAAGATAGTACAAGTATTAACAAGACCTAGTGAGACGTATAAGCAATCTGTAGCTGATGCACAGGTTAGGGACCTCGATGGTATTATACAAAAACTAAACACAACGTATCAACAAGAATTAAAGGATGAAGTAGAAGCACAAAACTTCTTTTTAAATTAATGGCAAATAGTTTTATAAATAA